GGGTCCTGCAGCGTGTACTGGGCCAGGGCCGCAAGCTGGTCGACGCCGATCGCGGACACGACACCGTAGGTGCCGGACATCGTCCAGGTCTGCGGCCAGCGCTCCACCAGTCCGTTGAAGATCTGGTACGCGGGTCCCGGGTCGGCCCACCCCGACGCGGATGCGGCCTGCTCGAACTGCCACCCGGCCGCGTAGATCGTGTTGCTCGCGGTGGTCGTGGCGGGCGTCGTGATCTGAATGCGGGGCCGCCCCCACACGGCCCCAGCCGGAGCCGCCGCGGACACGGTGGCGCGAATCCAGGAGCCGACCGCGACCGTCACCGCGGACCCAGTCGAGGACGAGATCACCGTCCCGGTCGTATCGAACCAGCGGATCGAGGCCGTGACCTGCACGGTCGCATCCGCTGAGGAAACGCGCATCAGGTATGCCGATGCCGTGTACTGCTGGGCCGCAGCGACCTGCACGCAGTCCGCCACGGGGCCGATCGCAGCGGGCGCACCGGTGGCGACGACGCCCGCGTACAAGGGGCTGGCCGAGGTCGTGCCGATCGGGCTCGTCCACGCGAGCGCCGTGGTCTGGCCCGTCGGGGCCGCAGTGAGGTTGTTGGCCTGCGCGACGGAGCCGATGATCGGCGCGAACCAGGCCGCCGCCGAATCCCCGACCGCCATCGACGCCGTGCCGGTGGCGATCGCCCTCGGCAGCAGGTTCGCGGAGAGGGCCTGCGGCACCTGGAACGGGGTGACGGTGGCCGACTGCTCCCACTGCAACCCGTCGGCCTGCCACGTCGTCGTGCCCGCCGTCGAGCCGGAATCGATCTGGATGCGCAGCGACGCCGACAGCGCCGTCTTGGGCGCGGTTCCGGATGCGCCGAGCGCCACCCAGGTCGCGGAGCCGGACGTCGGGGTCGCCGGGGCGCCGGTGACGGCGCTGAGCTGGACGCCGTTCTGGTCGAACCACACGACCTGCAGCGAGGTGGCCGTGCTCGTGCCCGACGCGATGCGCACCTGCGCCGAGAAACTGTAGGCCGCGTTCGGCACCACCGGCACCGAGGTCACGACCAGCACCGTGGTGCCGACGCCCTGTGCGGACGGCACCACCGCCTGGTACACGCGCGTGCCCTGGTACGCGCTGCCGGAGGACACGATCGAGGTCGCGTATCCGGCGTCGTTGCCGACGTTGAACTGCACGGGGATCGCGCCGGAGTACCCGGAGGCGTCCCCGGCGGTCGCCTGGTCCGGCGTCAGGAAGTTCACGCCGAGCGGCGCCCGGATGCGGCAGGCCCGGAACGGCACCACGCCGGGCGCGAACGGGGAGGCCGTGTTGGTCGGGTCCAGGGCGCCGTCGCGGTTGTCCAGCGCGGTGTTCCAGGTTCCGGCGCTGTTGGTGTCGAGTTCGTACTGGCGCCCGCGCTGCGTGTCCTGCGAGCCGGCGGTCGTGCGCGTCGACAGGCTCGACCACCACGGGGGCAGTGCGGCCTGGTTCGGGGAGGCGTTGAACGCGGCTTCGTAGATCAGCGCGGCCGGATAGGTGGCGATCGTGGCGGACACGCACACCTCCTTGCGTGCGTGCGTCCGGCGTCGTGCAGCGGGCGGTCAGCGGGTGGAGCGCGTGGAGAGTCCGTTGCCGGAGTTGCGCGCGTCGTACTGCAGCACCTGGGTGCGCACCTTGTCCGTCAACTGCTTCTCCGCGACGACCGACCCGGCGATGTTCGTCACGTAGTAGTTGTTCACGACCGTCGTGCCGCCCATGACGCCTCCGACGGAGCGGCCGGCGCCCCCGGACATGCCGCCCAGTACCCGCGGGTCGATGGGCTGCCTGCCCTCCTGCATCTCGTTGGAGAGCATGTACTCCCCGCCGTGCACGATCGCCAGTTGCGGCGCGCCCTTCGACCCCGACACGAAACCGCCCGTCGCCAGCCCCGGAATCGCGTGGCCGCCCGACTTGCTCACGCTGTCCATCTGCGCGTAGAACCCGGTCAGCTCGGAAGTGTTGACATGCACTTTCAGCGTCGTCGAATACTCCGGCTTGATCAGGCCCAGGGTCTTGAGGAACGCGTCCGCCGCAGACTTCGAACCCAGTGCCGCCGTCGCGACGCTTTCCAGCGCTGTGTACTGCTTCTGCAGGTCGGCTGTAGCCTGCGCCATCGGCACGCCCGCGTTGCGCTGCTGCTGGTAGAAGTCCAGCGCCTCCTGCGCCGCCCCGGCGAACGCCTGCCGGTTGGAGATCGCGTTCTGCGAGTTGCCGGTCAGGGCGTTGCCGGTGGACTTGAGTTGCTCGCTCAGGCCGCTCAGGTCGGACTGGAACTGGTCCAGGGCCTGCTGCTTCTGCAGGGTGGTCAGCGCGGCCTGCACCTTGCCGTCCATCGTGTCGGCCGCGTTCCCGGCGTCCTTTAGTGCCTGCTCGAACTGCGGGAACTTGGCGGCCGCGTCCTGTGCGCTGACGCCCTGCTTGGCCAGGGCGGCGGCGATGTCGTCGAACTGGGCTTTCGCCTCCTGCGCGTGCCCACTGGTGACCAATTGCGTCAGCGACGTGTCCACGTCCTTCAGGCCCTGCGCGTGCTGGCCGAAGTGCGACATCGCGCTGTCCATGGCGACCATCGACACGGCGGTCTGCGTGAACTGGGCGCGCGAGGCGCTCGACCCGGCGCCCGCGAGGCTCAACTGCGTGTTGAGCTTGTCCATGCTCAGCGCCGTGTGGTCCCCGACGCCCATCAGCTTGCCCAACTGGTCCGCGAGCAGCCCCACCCCGACCAGCGCCGCAGCCATGCCGCCCGCCAGCGCGAACTTGCCGAGCTTCCCGGAGAGCTTCTCCGCGGACACGGCGGAAGTTTCCGCCTTCGCCCCGACCCCGGCGATGTCGGTCTCGAACAGCGCCAACTGCTGGGTGTCGGCGACCTGCACGATGCCCTTGAGGTTCGTCTCGAACAGGCCGAGCTGCTCGCTGTCGGCCGCCGCCGTCTCAACCTTCTTGATGTCCTCCCCGGCCCTCGCCAGCCCGGCCAGCTTCCCGGAGTCGAACAGCGGGAACTTGTCCAGGACGCCGGACGCCGCGCCCTTCAGGTCGGTCAGGGCGCCCTTCAGGCCGGTGACGGCCTTCTCGCCCTGAGCCGCCTCCTTGCCCGCCCACGCGGTCTTCAGCCCGTCGAACGCGGTCTTGATCTGCCCGGTCTGGCTCAGCGGGAACTGCGCGATGGAGGTCGCCAGGCCGACGATGCCCTGCGTGGCCTTGATCGTGCTCAGGACCGTCATCTTCGTGACCAGCGCGCCGAGGATGACCTCGGCGAAGAATTTGACCTCGCCCTGGTGGCTGGAGAGGAAGTCCGCGAAGTCCTTGAACGCCGGGCCGACCACGTCCGCCAGGATCTTGCCCGCGGCGGTGATCCCGACCAGCAGCGCGCCGCCGAAGACCTTCGCCACCGGCTGCGCCGCGACCACGAGTTTTTGCAGCGCCTGCCAGGCTTCCTCGCCGAAGCGCACGAAGTCCTGCCCGACCGGCTTGAGCTTGACGACGTCCTGCTCCAGCTCGGTTAGGACGCGGTGCGTCTCCTGCCCGAACTTCTCCCACCCGATCAGCGGCGGCGGGGCCGCAACCTCCTGGTTGAGCGTCGCGTTGTGCAGGTTCGCGTGCGCCACCGGCTTCGACGCGGCGCCGGAGAACCCGGACACCGCCTGCCCCAGGTCGGACTGGGCCGCCGAGATGAACCCGGACACGTGCGGCAGCAGGAAGTTGCCCAGCCGAACCCCGAGCGCGTCGGCCTCGGCGGCGATCTCCTTCATCTGCTGCGCGAACGTCGCCTTCGTCGCCGTCCACGCGTCCGCGAACCCCGTCGCGCCCTTCGTCAGGTCCGGGTACTTGGACTTGACCCGGTCCAGCTGGTCGATCAGCACGTTCAGGCCGGTCCCGGCCTTCTTGCCGAACAGCTCGGTGATGACCTGGCCCTGCTCCTTGGTGGTCACCCCGGCGGCGAGCATGTGCTTCTTGAGGTCCTCGAGCGCCTGGAGCATGCCGCCGTCTTGCATGTCCTTGGCCAGCGTGGTGCTGGACAGCCCGAGCTTCTCCAACTCCGCGCCCGCAGATTTGGCCGGCACGGCCATCGCCTGCACGGCCATGCGCAGGTCGGTCGCGGCCACGGCGCCGCGGATGTTGTTGTCGCCGAACACCGCGAGCCCAGCGCCGACGTCCTTGAAGGTCAGGCCGTAGCCCTTCACGGTGGCCAGCAGCCCGGTACTGAAGGCGTTGGCGAGGTCCTGCATCGTCATGTCGCCCGCGCCGACGGTGGCGTTCAGGACGCCCATCGCCTGCGACATGTCCTGCACGCCGGGGATCCCGGAGACGACGGCGGAGTCCAGGGCGTTGGTGACGTCCACGAGGTCTGCGTGGCCGACAGCCGCGCCCTCGGCTGCGATCTTGAGCAGGTCCAGCGCTTTGGGCCCGGAGATCCCGACCGACGCGAACGACGACTCGACGTGGAACAGGGCCTGCGCGAGCGATGTGGGGGAGAACCCGACCTGCCCGGCCAGCGAGAGCACGCCGCTGGTGAGCCCGGCCATCTGGCCCTTGGAGACCCCGGCCTGGGTTTGCAGCAGCGTCATCTGGGCGTTGAACTTCGACGCCATGCTGACGGACTCGACGCCGATACCGACCATCGCGGCGCCGATACCGAGTCCGACCTTGGCGACGGAGGCCAGGGCGGTGCCCATGCGCTTGGACTGGGATTCGGCGTCTGCGGCGGCGCCCTTCAGGCCCTTACTGAACGGGTCCGTTATGCTACGCAGGGTAATGAACAGATCGGCGACCTCTTCGCCCACGGCCGCTCACCCCCGACCGGTCGATGGGTGCGGGTCAGGCCACGCGCTTCCAGGAGCGTTCGCCGTACACGGACTCGTAGATCACCCTCGCCGGGGTGCCGACGCCGTAGCGGAACGCGGGCTCCAGGAACGGGAACGGCGCCCCGTAGCGCGGCGAGCGCTCCAGGTAGTAGCCGTACTTGTTCGCCGGGGTGCGGGACTTGCCGTAGGGCGGGTAGAAGCCGACGGCGGTGCCGACCCGGGTCTCCCAGATCGACGGCCCGACCAGTCGCAGCGGGGAGTGCGTCAGGGCGCGGCGCAGGTTCCCGGAGATCACGGCCGGTCCGGTGCCGGGCCTAGCCGGGGTCGCGGTGCCGTACGGGTGGGAGCCCGTCGAAGCGTTGATCTTCGCTTGGCGTTCGATCACGTTCGCCAGCGCGGTCAGCGCACGCGGCCCCTTCGCCTCGGCTTGGCGCGTCAGCGACTCGAACACGGCGGTGAACGCGCCCGGTTTCATCTCAAGGGACACGCCGCCCGCCTCACCGCTCGATGCGGATCTTGCCGTCTCCTGACGACTGCGCCTCGCGCGCGGCCCGCTCCGAGCGCACGATCGCCGCGCGGCGCTGCTTGAGCAGGAAGTCCCAGCAGAACTGGCGCACATACTGCGGTGTCGCTTCCAGTTCCGACCACGACCAGCCCATGCCGTCCGGGTGCATCAGCTGGAAGTCGATCCACTCCTCGGGGGGCGCCCCGGACGCCCACGTGCCGTCGACGATCGACTCGACGTCGATCAGGGTGTCGAAGTAGCCGGGGTCCTCGTAGGGTTTCTGGCCCGGTTGACCTCCTCGATCAGCCGGTTCTGGATCTCCAGCGGCAGGTTGAGGACGTCCTGCGCGGTGGCGGGCAGGGCGAGCAGCGGCTGGTCGTCGGCCTCGACGCTGGCGTCGTACACGTGCCAGTTCACGATGAGTCTCGCGAACGGCTCGCTGTTGGCGAGCCTCGCGTCTTCCTTGTCCAGCGGGTTGCCCTGCGCGTCGGTGTCCACGTCGCGCGGGATGAGCTGGTCGGTGGGGACGGTGCGCGGGTTGCGCAGGACGATGAAGACCGGGTCGCCGTCCTCCGAGAGCTCCTCGAAGGTCAGGCGGATGGTCCTGTTGCGGTAGCCGGCCATGCGTTCCTTCTGCGGTGATGCGCCGCGGCCTAGTAGGCGGCGGCGACGAAGTTCACGAGGGTGGCGCTGATCGCGCCCGTGTCGGTGCCGTTGTAGATCCCGGACAGGTCGAACGCGGCCGCGAGGTACGGGCCGGACATGTCCAGCACGCCCTTGTAGACCCCGCCGCGGCTGGTAGTCAGTGCAAGGGACTGCCCGCCTGCGAGCGCCGGCTGGGTGAGGGTCGCGGTGACCGGCAGCTGCAGGTAGTTCAGGAACAGGTTCAGGTCCGCGTCCGACTCGAAGATCGCCTTGAACGAGCCGTCGGCCTCGAAGCTGGACTGGAACACCTCGCGCGGGCCCTGCAGCCCGGTGCTGGCGTGGATCGCCTCGGTCGCGGCGCGCTTGAGTGTCAGGTCGTAGGTCAGCCCGCGGGTGGAGGCGCCGCCGCCGGAGGTCATCGACCACTGCCAGCCGAGCAGCGGGGGGATCGAGGAGAACGTGGCTGTCGGATCCGCCACGCCTGCGGACGGGAACCCGATCCACTTCGTGGACGCGGTCAGCGCCGCCTTCGGGTCGATCTTGATGGCTGCCTCGGCGAGCTTGCAGCCCGGGAATCCGCGCGAGTGCGTCGCGCCGGTGTTCACCGCGACGTCGTACTTCGTCAGCGAGTAGGAGGGCTGCGCGGCGGTCGGATTCTGCTTGAACACGTGCGTCGACTGGGAGATGACGCTGCCGCCCGCAGCGGTGTGCGCGTACAGGGTGGTGTTGCCGCCGGTGCCGCCGCCGATCGTGATGGGTGCGGTGTAGGGGCCGGACCCGGTGACGGTGCCGATCTTGACGTACTCCAGGTTCGCGCCGGACGCGTCCGCGACCTGGATCACCGAGTTGCTCGCCACCGACGCCGTGAGCGGGAGCGTCGTGGCGTTCGCGGCGCTGTTGGACGCGAGCGTCGTGGTGACCCCGGCGGCGACCGTGTCGGGGCCGATGATGGCGCGCAGCACGTGCCCGAACACGTCCGGGTAGCCCATGGTGTCGAACGCGAACGTCGAGTCCGCCGGGCCGCCGTACAGGCCCTGCAGGACCGTGTCGTTGTTGCGCATCGACTCGTCGCGGATCGGGGCGATCACGTCCTCGGCGGTCGGCGCGACCATCACGGGGATGAAGAACGTCGGGACCGAGTAGGCGCCCGGCGTGCCCTCCTTCGTGCCGCCGACATAGCCGATCCTTGAGGTCTGTCCGGTCATCGCGGCTCACCTCCTTCGGGGGCGTCCGCGCTGGCGGTCTTGGTGCGGGTCTTGGGCTTCGCCGCTGGCGCGGCGTCCGGCTCGGTGGCCGGTTCGGGGTCTTCCTCGTCCGGGGCCTCGTCGGGTTCCGGCGGTTCGAGGCTGGTGAACCCGGCCAGCAGCTGCGGGAAGTCGCACTCCTCGCCGGGGCCGACGTCGAACGGGGAGCGGCCCGGCTCCTTCTCGGTGGGCCAGGCGCTGACGTGCAGCACGTGGCCCGAGTCATTGCGTTGACGCACGTGCGCTCCCGGGGCATGAGAAAACCCCCGGCCGGAAAGGCTCGGGGGCGCGGCTGGGCGGTCCTACATATCGAAATCGGGGTCGTCCGCCATGTACGTGACCTCGGCGGCGAACGCGGCGGACGGCATCAGCGTCGTGTCAGGGTCGGTGAACTGCACGTCCACGTCCCCGGAGTCCTCGGCCACGGACAGGAACCGGCCGCCGTGCGTCTTGTTCGAGGCGCCGGGCTCGACAGGGGATCCGGCCGGCCCGAATCCGTTGATGCGCGCGACCAGGTCGTCGATGGCGAGGTCGAAGGCCCGCTGGTCGGATTCCGCGGTCCCGGCCGAGTTGGACAGCGTCCACCAGCAGCGCAGCCGGAACGCGTACTTCGGCATCTTGCGCACCATGCCGTAGCGGGTCATCAGCAGCCTGCGGCGCATCACCCAGATCTGGTTCTTGCGCTGGGCCGGGGTGCGCGGCTGGTACGCCTGGATCAGGTCCCACTTGCCGCCGTCGCCGACCAGCAGCGCGGGCAGGCCGTCGCCGGAGGTGGTGAGCCACGCGGTCTCGCGGTCTACGGCGTCGGCGGTGGTCACGAACACGGGGGGCATCGCTCACCGCCTCCTGCGTCGCCGGTTGCGGTAGTTGCGGGTGCGCTGGTGGCGTACGGAGTGCCGGGTGGCGCGCTGCAGCTGCTTGCGGGCGCGGTGCCGCTT